GAGTCAAGCAAAAAGTGGCGGCTCTAGAGCCTCACAAAGAAGAAAGAAAATAGCAAGACAAGCAGCGCAAAGAGCAGCAAAAGCACTTGCAGATCAGAAAAAAGCAGATGCAGCAAAGGCCATATCTTCGTTAGGAATGACAGGTGCGGCACAAGCTGCTGCACAGTCTCCAAAAGCAACTCAACTGTACACTCCGCCTCCTCCTAGCTCTTCCTCGACATCAACAGCTCCAATGCGAACAGCAGCAGCAATATCAAATCAAGAACAGCAGCGTTTAGCGGCTGAAGCTGCAAAGGCTCGTCAAGCTTTACAAGACTTAGGTGGTATGACAGGTAACGTACCAATAAGTTCTATAAACAAGAGTAGTGCATCAAGACCATCCACAGCATATGATAGTTCTAGTCAACAAACATCTAAAATAATAACGGGAGAACACTCCAACAAAAGCGCATTTGAAAAAATTAGAGATGATTTTTTAATGGACATAGGCGCTAAAGATAAAGATGCAGACTATTACTACCGATTGTCTGGTCGCACAAAAGATGCGAAAGATAGGGTAAAAGATGCAACAAAAATTACTACAGACGGTCCAAGCACACGTTTACCGCCTCCACAGCCAGAAGTAGAGGTAGATCCGTTTCGCCCACCACCAGAGCTACCACCAGAAATAGTTGATCCGTTTCGTCCACCCGTAATGCCACCTGTAATGCCACCAGAAATAGTCGATCCATTTCGTCCGATCAGCCCCCAATATCCAGGGATGTATGGCGGTCTAGGCGCTTTTGGTTACAGCCCCGCATTGATGCAATTTGAATCACAACAGGGTGCAGGTCAGGTTCCTTATTATATGGCGGCAGCTAGGAACGCTCAGACTCCAAACATGAGTCCTGCATTTATGCATGCTGCTAGAAACTACGACATACTTGGTGGGTCACAGCGTACAGCGCCTCGTCCTATGGAGATGATGAGTGCAGCAGAACGCGCTCAGATTGCAGGGATGAGCAACTTCAGTACACCTAACTACAATTCACCATACGATCAGTTTAACTTTTTTAGTAACATGGTTAGTGGTGGGATGCCTACACAAGTACCCACAGGCTCTTCTGGTAAAGGAGCAAGATCAAGTGGTGTTGGTTTAGGAGCTTTACTTGCAAGTGGGATGTTTGGATAATGCCTGCTACCGTTTTAGATGATTGGAAAGTTCTACCACGCCTCATGATGTTGGCGGTTACAATCCTTACATATCAAGCAGTGCACTGGTTTATGGGCTTGCCTGATCCATCTGTTGCACAAAGCGGTCTGGTATCTGTGTGTATGGGTGCGCTTACTGGTTGTTTTGGCATATGGATGGGTAAAGAATCTACGTCTACAAAGAAAAAAGTTGTTGAGGAGGAATTACTATGATTGCTCAACTGATAGGGCCAATAGCTAATTTAGCAGGGAGTTGGTTCGATGCAAAGTCACAAGCACAAGCTGCAAGTGCGAAACTCAAGCTAACAGAGGCGGAAGCGAAAGCCAAGATTATGCTCTCAAAAGAGACCTCAGTCGCAGACTGGGAGCGCATAATGGCGCAAGGTTCTCAATCAAGTTGGAAAGACGAGTGGTTCGTAATTGTCCTGTCTATACCGCTTGTTTTGGCGTTTATCCCAGGCACTGATGGTTGGGTAGATAGCGGTTTTGAGCAGCTTTCTAAAGCCCCAGACTGGTATTTTTACAGTTTAGGTATCGCCATATCAGCGTCATTTGGTGTGCGTGGCGTACAGAAGTTCTTTAAGAGGTAGCGATATGTCTGATATGAAGATACCTGTTGCTCTAGTCTTTGCTATGGCTGTGCAGTTGGTAGCTCTTGTATGGTATATAAGTGGAATGGTTCACGACATCGAACATCTTGAGGGAACAGTGTCTGCACAACAAGACGTTATCGAGCTAATCAGCTCAGATGTAGACGATTTGTGGGAGTTCTGCACTTTTACGGAAAACAAGTGGGCAGAGAGTTATACCTCTGACATGGTCTATGAGCGTGTTTGTGGCTCAAAGGAGTTTGTAGATGAGTGAAGCACTAAAAACATTACAAGAAAAGATAGGGGCTACACCTGACGGTGCATTTGGTCCTAATACTGCAAAAAAGATCTGTGACCACTACGCTTTAAATCCAGAGCGTGGAGCGCATTTCTTAGGGCAGCTTGTGCACGAGAGTGGTACGTTTCGTTATACACAAGAAAACCTAAACTATAGCAAAGAATCCATACTGGCAGTGTTTGGTAAATACTTCAAATCAGAAAGCGATGCCGAAAGCTGTGCACGTAACCCACAAGCTCTTGCTGACCGCGTGTACGGTGACAGGATGCAAAATGACGGACAAGGATGGTTATATCGGGGACGCGGATTTTTACAATGTACTGGAAAAATGAACTATTCTCAGTTTGCAGCAGATATGGATCTACCAGAAATTATGAAAGACCCTGATCTTGTGGCTACAAAATATCCTATGGAAAGTGCTATTTGGTTCTTTCACAGAAACAAGTTGTGGGACATATGTGATGAAGGCGTCAGTGATGAGACGATAAAAACTATCACGAAAAGAGTAAACGGTGGCTATAACGGACTGAAGCACCGTAAAGAAGAGACTAAGAAGATATATGGATGGTTAACATAATTGCCAGTTTAGACTTTTGATGTTAGAGTTTGTGTAAGTTTTGGAGATGTAAATGGTTCTGCCACTGTTATTCAGCATAGGATTGCCCGCACTAGCAGGTACAGGCGCACTTGGGGCTACCCTTGGAGCAATGTCAGTACCCGCACTAGCAGGGATCGGTGCAGGTCTAGGTGGTTTTGTGCAGACGGGAGATATAGGTAAAGGCATACAAACAGGTATGGCGTCTTTCCTTGGTGGTAAGGTACTTGGTGGTCTGTCTGCTTCGACTAGCACACAAGCACTAAACACAGGTACGCAAGAAGCAATAAAACCTGGAATCTTAGAAGCTACATTAGGCCCAAGCCCTTCGGCATCATCTGTCGTAGCAGGTGCTCCGTCTCCTCTAGTTACTAAATTTCTTGGAACAGAAACAGCAGGTGCAGCCATGCCCTTCGGCAGCACTCCAAACGCTACTAAAGGCGGCGCACTTACTGCGGCACAGCAAGGGTTCACACCTGGATTAATAGGACAGTCTTTGACTGATATGCAGTTGATGCAGCAAGGGTACGAGAACCGTGCAGCCGAAAAAGAAGCTAATAAAGTATCAGCACCTATGCCGAATCCTATGCGTAGAACACTTAACCCTAATCCATTTGGAGGTGGGTTTGGGGAAGCAAACTACTTTGACTATGTACGCCCTGCACGGGTTGATGGAAGTACGCCACAATACCCATACTATTATGCAAGTGGTGGCATAACGGCTCTAGCTGAAGGTGGCGAAGTTGAAGCCGACGCAATGATGGAAGAAGCAGGTATGAATGAGAAAGATCTTATATCTGAAGCGATTCTTGCAATTAAAGGTATGAAAGGTGAGGAAGAGACAAAAATAATTTTAGGTACTTTTCTTTCGAAATACGGTAAGGAGCAGTACTTAGAGTTAGTAGAATCAGTACAATCTGGAGAGTATGACGATACGGTAGACAGATTTGCTGCGGGTGAAAAAGGGATGATTAAAGGCCCAGGAGATGGATCAGGTAAAGATGACATGGTTCCTGCTACACTTGATGGGCAACAAGATGTTCTTCTAACTGAAGATGAGTTTGTATTAAGACAACCAACAACTAAAGCGATTGAAAAAGCATTTGGGGGTGGTTTTTTAGACAAAATCAACGAGGCTGAAGAAGATGCACCAGAGATGTTAAGGAGAATGGTGGGGTAAGTGAGAATTAGCTTAGTGCCTGAAAAGGCAATAGGTCATGTATGGAAGGATGTTGAAGGGATATTAGACAAAGCCGTAGATACCGTTAAAGACAAATCAGATGTGATCGACATACTAAACGGAGTTTTTGATGGTACTTATGTTCTTTGGGTCGTATTGGATGAAGATGATAAGATAGTAGCTGCATTCACTACAAGATTAATAGTATACCCTCAACGAAAAGCATTGGCCTTAGATTGGGTAGGCGGAACGCAAATGAAAGAATGGGAAGATCAGTTGATTGATACTATGAAGCGTTACGCAAATGAGTTAGACTGTAGTCATTTAGAGGGCTACGGAAGAAAAGGTTGGGGTAGAGCATTGAAAAAGTATGGATTCTATCCTGAGTACATAGCTTACCGAATGGAGTTGTAAGATGGGCAAGGGCAGCAGTCAATTACCTACAGATACCACGACACGTACTACAAGCTTACCTGAGTACGCTGATCCGTACTTTCGTCGGGTCTTGCAGGGTGCTGAAGACACTATGATGCCTTACGACTCTCGTACAGGCATGGGTACTCCTTACCAACCTTATCCTGGAGAAAGACTAACTCCATCTAGTATGTACGGTGATATAGGTGCATCTCGTGCTATGACACGCGGTATTGCTCAACAGGGTATTACAGGTATGCCAGAAGCTATGCAGGCAGGCAGGATGGGTTTAGCTGCTTCAGGTCGTGGTATTGGATTTACAGATCAAGCAGTAGGTAGACTTAGAGGTGCAGGGCAATACAATCCTACAACTTTTACAGGCGGTGCAGTACAGCAGTATATGTCTCCATATATGCAGAACGTTGTAGATATACAAAAACAACAAGCAAGATCTGATTTCGATAGATCACAAGCAAGAAGAGATGCAGACGCTGTGGGTGCAGGTGCATTTGGTGGTTCTCGTAGGGGCGTTGTTGACGCTTTAGCAGAGGAATCATTACAAAACCAACTTGAAGACATACAAGCTATGGGGCAGCAGCAGGCATTTGAACAAGCGGGTCGCCTGTTTGAAGCTGATCGTGCAGATAGACAGTTCGGCATAGGTCAAAGACTTGCAGGTGAGCAGGCAGCATTGGGTGCAGCAAGTCAACTAGGTTCTATGGGTCAGCAGTTTGGTAACATAGGCGCAGGCATAGCAAGTCTAGGTGAGCGTCAACGCGCCGCTGATATACAAGGCGCACAGTTACTTGATACTCTTGGTCGTGATATTAGAGCTGAAGATCAAGCTCGTCTTGACCTATCTTACGAAGACTTTGTACGTCAACGTGAGTATCCACAACAACAGTACGAGCGTCTAGCGGCTATATTACGTGGTGTGCCTGTAACGCCAAATGTAGAGCAACAACGAATGGCTTCTTACAATCCAATATCACAAGCTCTTGGCGCAGGGATTTCGGCATTGGGTCTTTATAAGGGGCTGACAGGATGAATATACTAGAGCTGCAAGAAGACCTAAAAGACCTTCCAGATAGAAGACTAATACAAGAAATGCAAATGCCGACAGGTGCTATGCCGCAGTTCTTAGTTCTTAGCGAACTTACTAGACGCAGACGTATGCGTGATGAATACAACCGTCAAGAAGCAAAAGACATACAGACTGTAGCAGAAGAAGTGGTGACGGCATCAGGCGTACCTCAAGGAGGTCTTACAGCAATGGCAGGCGCATTAGCGTCAAATACAAACGTGACACAAGATACAGGCACAAATCAAGCCATGTCGATGCAGGCAACACGTGCACCCCAACCACAGATGGCAGCGGATGGTGGTATTGTTAAGTTAGCAAATGGAGGAGGTATTCGTAGTGGCACAGTTACAAACGCTATCGCTAGTTTAAAAACAAACTTTCCCGAGCTTTATGAACAGTACAAAGACGAACCTGAGATACTAGAGCAACTAGCTCTTTCTAAACTAGAAGGAAAAGACAAAAGAATAGCGGAAACTGAACTAGCTTTTTCTCAAGTAGAACGTTTTGCAGACCCTGATCAGTCATTTGCTGAAGACATTGGTACGTTTGATTTTACAGACAAGGCAGCGCCCTTTAAACCTACAGCAAGCATGTTTAAAATGGATGACAGTGGAGAGTATCGTGATTTTGATAACAGACTTGGTGATTCTCTAAAAAGATTTGAACAGTCTTTTTTAGCAGATACATTCCTTAATGATACTGACCCAAATTCACTTATGTACGCACCTGCTAAAAAAGGTGAGTATATGTTTCAAGGCACTAAATTTTTTCTAAACCCAGATGGGTCTATGATATCAGAGGCAGGGATTCCAGTTGATGATAAAGGTAAAGCGCGTATCTTAGCAGCTAACCTACCCAAAGTGCCGATTCCAAACTATGGAGAGCAACAAGAGCTACCCCCTGGTGCTATTGTACAAGACTTTGCAAGTTTGATTGCAGATGACTCAGATGGCACGCCTGTAGAGCCTTTAGATATTTACAACTTGCCAGAGTCAATAATACAGGCAAGAAAGATGTCTGGCCCCGAATTAAATTTTACTGAAGATCCAACTATATTAGGTGGGTTTGATGATGACATGACTCCATCAAACGTTGTGCCTACTAGAGTAGATGTGCCGATAGAGGGCACAGGAAGACCCCCTGCATTTGATCGTTATCCAGAACCTGTAATACCTGAATCGCCTGATTTGTCTGGTATTCAGGAAAAGCAGAGACAAGATCTTTTTAGGGAGTATTTTGCAGAAGGATTTATGCCAGGAATCGCAGATTCACGAGATCGAGTTAATGAAGGAACAGAAGAAGACAGAAACTTTAGACAGCAGGAAAAGTTACTACAGCAAGATATTGACAGGGTAGGTGGTGATTTAAGTCAACTAAATCCCTACGGAGAGCTTTCAGCTAGGGCATTACAGTACTATCAGGACGATCAGTATATCCCACCTGAAGAGATATACAGCGGAGATCCTAGAGATATTGCTAAGTATGAAGGAGCTACTAAAGAAGAAATACAAGCAATCAGTGATCGCCTTGCCGCAGAAGCAAGTGCAGATGAAGCTAAGAAAATAGCAGACGCAGCGACCCGTAGAGATGTAGAAGAAGACTTAGCAGCAGAAGACGCAGCGGCGTTCCTAGCGTTAAATCAACCTCCTGAAGCACCTACTATGCAAGAACAAATTCTTGATCTTTTTACGGCGGGAAAAGAAAACGCAAGAGACAGACGCACTGAAAGAGAAAAAAGAGAAAACGAAACAGCACTATCTAATCAAGAAAAAAGTTTTGACCAACCTGATTCGGCTTCTAAAGAAGAGTTAGCAACACTTGCAGAATTAAAAAGACTTGCAGAAGAAGCAAAAGGAACAGGAACAGGAAAAGCCTCTGGAGCAGCTACAGACTTAGAAGCTGAGATTGCTAGACAGTTACAGAAGTTAGACAAAGAACGAGATACTAACAAGTGGTTAGCTCTAGCAGAAGCAGGAATGAAAATGATGTCTTCTAAGAACCCCACACTGCTTGGCTCAATCGGTGAAGCAGGGCTTGCAGGAACTAAAGCACTAAGAACTAGCCAAAGCGCAGATTCTAAAAATAGGTTAGGACTTCTTGCACTGCAACAAAGAGCTGATGCAGCAAAGACTAAAGGCGGTATGACTAGTTACCAAAGACAAATGCTAGGAAAAGGCTTCATTAAAGACGGTAATGATACGATAACAGCAGGTATGCTTGCAGGAGATCCTAGTCAGGTTGCTGAAGGTAGGCAGTTAGTAACATATGGAAGAGCGCTAGCAGGGCTTTCTTCTTTAGGTTCATCAGGAATGACTAGAACGACTGTACCTACACAGACGACATAGAGAGGCTATAAATGGGAACATTTGACACTACTGGCCCTCGTAGCGGAAAATCTTACGGCTTTAATATCCAAGGAGATGCTCCGACTGATTACGAATACGCTTGGATATCCAACTATATACAAGAGCAAGAAGAAGAATATTCCAAATTTTACGAGCAACAGCTAGGACAGCCTTTACCTGAAATTGACGATGGCACAGCTATAGGTCGTGGTTTTCGAAGAGGTTTCCAAACTGCAAAGGGTGGAGTTGGAGAACTGCTTGAATCTGCGGGTCAGTTATCTGGCCTGGAATATCTAGAAAGTATTGGATCAGATATAGAGGAGTCTGCACGTCAACGGGCAGGTGAGCTATCTATTTCAGAACCCTCTGCTAATTATAGCTATAAAGACGTAGTTGCTGATCCTTCCCTCGACAAAGGACTAACTTACGCAGGTGAAATACTAGGTGGTTCGTTGCCTTTCGTTGGAGCAGGTGTAGCAGGTGCTGCCGCAGGCGCTGTATTACCATTTGCCACCGCAGGTGTTGGTGCAACAGCAGGGCTAGGGACTTTGTTTTTAGGGCAAAACTTACAAAGTCGTGAAGAGATTGTAGGTGAAGATAATATAACGGGTACAGATTTTGCTAGAGCAGCAGGAACAGCTTTGTTCCAAGCAAAATTAGATACTATAGGTCTTAAAGTATTGGGCAAGCTGCTTGGTGGAGGACAGATTGCTAGAACTGTTGCAAACGAGCAGGGTCAGGGATTTGCTGCTAGACTAATTACAGGTGCGGGTACAGGTCTTGCTGTAGAGGGTTCTACAGAGGTCGTACAAGAACTAGCAGGGTTATGGCAGGCAGGCTATGATTTAGACACTCCAGAAGTAGAAGAGATACTGACTGAAGCGTTTATTGCAGGTGGTCTACTCGGAACAGGAATCGGTGGAGTGGGCCGCGCTGCATTCGGTAAGCGTAAAGAACCAGAGGTTACAGAAGACTCACGCACCACTGACGCAACAGAAATAGAAGTAAAAGAAGATCCCGCAGCTACGATTGCAGGTAATCTAGATACAGATGAGAAAGTAGAAAACAGAGCAGAAGAAATAAAAGCAGAAGAGGATGCCGCACAGCCAGATGCAGAAGAAGAAATAAAAACTAGAACAGAGGTAGAGGATAATGTTAGATCTGAGCCAGAAAGAACTAGAACAGGCGATGCAGATCGTAGATCTAGCGTGGCAGGAGCGGAAGGGACACGAAGTAGAGATACGGATACCAAAGGCGCTGTACCACCTGACACAAGAAGAGTGGGAACAGATCTGTCAACTGCTAAGTTATCTGATGTGGCAGAGAGAAAACAGTCCACTACAGTAAAAGATAAAGATAAAAAAGAAGTCCCTACGTTTACTAGCACTAGAAAACAAACTATCGAAGAAAACTCAACAGGTGAGTTAGAAGTAAAAACCGATGAAGTTCCTACAGAAGTTACTAATGAACTTTTAGACAATCTTGGTGTTACTCAAAATGCTGCAATACGTAGACGTATAGTTGGTAAACCCATATCCGATAAAGACGTACAGCAGCAGTTAGCAAACTATGGCAACAATACAATAGTAAGAAGACAGGTTCCTGATTATCAAACTAAGCTAGATGAGCTTCTTGCTAGTCTACCTGAAGCAGAACCAGATGTAGAAGTAGATACAGAAGTAGAAGAAAACGTAGAAGAAAACGTAGAAGAAAACGTAGAAGAAAACGTAGAAGAAAACGTAGAAGAAAACGTAGAAGAGGATACATTAACAGCCTCAAAAGAACGAAATAGAGCCACTGCTAGAAGATTAGTTGATGCAGCTAATGCTAGAAAAATAGAAGAAGATTCAAGACGTTCAGGTATAGGCAAAGGGGAAGAAACAGGTGCTCCTGCGGGTCCAGATCAATTTGTCCCTGAAGGTATACGACCTGTAGGAAAAGAACCTACGCTTGAAGAATTAAATATAGATGCGTCTGAAGAAGCACAAAATCAAAGATTACGTGATATTGAAGAACGAGTTAAACAACGCAATCTAAAAGAAGATGCGCCTATTAAAGCACCATTAGAAGAAACATATTTAACATGGTGGGAACAAAACAACGAACAAAGTTTAAAAAAGTTTGTTGCTGAACGTTATGGCGCTCCTGCTTCTGACCCCGCCCTTAAATTACCAGTTGTATTTTCAGAAGACGTAACAAAGACTCTAACATTACTTGGAACTACAAGGTTTACTCGTGGCACAGGCGCTTTAGGCAAACCCGCTAAACTATATTTTAGCAAGATACCAAGCATTATAGAGGTATTAGATTTAATTGCTTATGATGCCGCAGGAGTTATCATACATCAAAGTGGTAAAAGTAAAGGTCAACCTGTAGCCACGTATAGAAAAAATAAACAGGTTGACGATGGAGAAAATGTTTTCTTTGAAGGCACAGGCAATAAAAGTGGTTTGTTAGCATATGAATGGGTTCAAAATAATTTAAGTGATACAGCTAGGCAGTGGTTAGAAGCACGTGCAGGTATGTATATAAGGTTTTCAAATTTTATTAAAGTTAGACAAGCAGCCCAGACAAGAAAAGACGAGCGTTTAGAATTTGATAAAGATGGGACAGAAGCTACCGATTTAGGTACAGATATTGATTCAAAAGCTAGTTTGCAAAAACACTTTAGAGCATTCTTTTTAGGAAGAGACGCCGTAGTACCATTTGATGTGCCTATGCATCCTAGTGTGACACGTGCTCTTGATTCAGGCAGACTTGATTTAGCACTGCAAACACTCGCTGCTAACAATGTGCAAGCTGCCATAGACGGGGTCGCAGCCACAGAACCAGAGGCTAAAAAAGCAATATTTAAAATTGCAGACAGTCCGATGTTGAGAGCAGCAAAATTATCTGCTGCTTTATCAAAATTAGTTGGTAGTACAAAAGTAGAGATTGTAGACAGACTACCTGATCCTGACGCAGTTGGTATGTTTACGCCTGAAACAAATACAATTAGTCTTGTTCGTGATGGTGGTTTGCATCAACATGTTGTCTTGCATGAAATGATGCATGCGGTTGTATCTCATATGTTAGATGCTAAAACACCAGTCCCAGAAGTAGCACAATTAAACAGCTTATTCTTACAGATTAAAGATGATATTGGCGAGTTTTACGGATCTAAAGATTTACAAGAATTTGTAGCAGAGGCGCTGTCTAACCCTCAGTTTCAAACGCATTTAGCACTAACAAAAGTAGATAACGGTACTGTCCCTGCTTACAAAAAGTTTCTTCGCTCTATTATAAACATGGTAAGAAAAGCCATGGGACTTCAGCCTAGACCAGTAAACTCTGTGTTAGATGAAGTAGATAATCTTGTACGAGCTATTATGTCTCCTGCACCTTCTACTAGAGCCGCACCTGCAATGATGATGCAGATGACCGATCCAAACGAGTTAGCAGGCACGGTAAAAGGTTCTTTAGATATGATCCCAGAAGGAGATCAGAAAAGACTTAAAACATTTATGCGTCAATCTGCAAGTAGGTCTGTACCTGAAGCAGCGCGTCGTTTTATACTTAACAGCATTCCTTCTAACATAATGGCTAAAGAAGCTGCACCATACATACCATTTGCACCTGAGTTAAATGCGATTATAGAACGTCAAAGCGGAGAAATGCGTATTGGGAACATGGTTGTAAACAACCTAGACAAAAGATTAGGTGCGTATAATAGAGGGAACAAAGCAAGGTACAAGATTCTAGAGGGACTTATTCCTCTATCTACCTTTAATCGTGTAGATATGTCTTTGCCTAGAAAGGTATACTCACAGTTTGGTGTTTCTTTTAGAGACCTAAAGACTGGTAAATCTACTGTAAAATATTTTTCAACAGAGATAGCAAGATTAAATTTTGCAAAACAACATAACAAAAATATTAACCCTGCTAAAACTTCAAAAGCTGCTTTGTTGCCCGAACCTAATCCAGATACATTACTTATGTACGATACACTGCAAGCAGAATACAAAAAGTTAGATAATCAAGGTAAGAAGTTATATCGTGAAGTGTTTGATTTGTTTGAAGAAACATACGACAAAATTATACCTGCTTTAGAATCGCGTATAGCTGCTTCAATAGGTGATCCAAACGGTAGAGCCAAAGCGATGGACAAGCTTCGTAAGATGCTTACTGAACAAGCAGGTGTTATTCGTCCATACGCCCCACTAATGCGTAAAGGTGACTGGCGATTACAGTATACAACTATTGACCCAGATACGGGTGGAGTAGAAGTTTTTGTAGAGTACTTTCAACATCAGGGCATGCTTGAAAAAGCAGCCGATGCCATACGTACTCGTAATATAGGTCTGATAAGACAGAACCCTAATTTAACACAGACTTTAAATCCTGACACAGCCATAGAGTTTGGTAAAGCTACAGCGCGTAGGAACTACGACAACGTGCCACCAAGCTCGTTTATATTTGATTTGCTACAAGAACTGAAAGTTCAAGGTGTAGAAGGCGCAGCGTTAGATGGTGTGATCGATCTTGTGTTTGACGCACTACCTGAGAAGTCATTTATGCAGGGCTTTAGAAGCCGTAAAGATGTACGTGGCTACCTTGGCGATAAGACACCCACAGGTGCATTAGGTCAGCAATTTGATCTACGTGAGTTAGTCAATGTCAAAGGTCGTGACATGAACAAACAGGTCACACAGCTAAAATACGCAGCCGAAACAGAAGCATTTCGTAGAAAGCTAGAAGTATCAGGTGCAAAAGAGAACCCTGACACATACCTGATGGCAGAAAAACTAGATCAGATGGCTAGATTTGCACAATCACCGAACTTGCCTCGTTGGTCACAGCAAGCCAATACACTAGGGTTTGCGACCACCATGGGTCTTAACTTCTCATCTGCTGCTATAACTTTCTTTGATGTACTGATGAGCGCGATGCCTTTGCTATCCGCAGAGTATGGGCTAGGTAATACAGCCAAGGCGTATGGAGTTGCACGCAATTTGTTTGGGCAAGCTTCTTCTGTCTACACTGTTAGAGACATTGGTTCAGACGGTCAGCCACGTGTAAGAGAAATACAATTAGGTGGTATAAACAAGTCTATAGGTAATCTAGACGTTAACGCACCAGAGGTAGATGCTAACAATCCGCTGTATAGATATAAAACCGCAGTCAATATGGGTATGGAACGCGGTATATTCAACCAGTCGCTGACAGGTGAGATGCTAGAGGCAGGTTCGTCTCCAGGAAAGTTTATGGAAGCGATTAACTCTATCTCTGGTGGATTGTTTCATCACTCTGAACGATTAAACAGAGAAACAACATATATAGCCAAGTATGAGCTTGAGCTGCAAAAAAGAGAAAAGAGTGGTCCTCTAACTGATCAAGATTATGTCGATGCGGCTGAAGCCGCGATAGACTTCGCAAACTTCTCTCTAGGTTCAACGGCTGCGGCAGGGCGTCCGATATGGGCGCAAAGCGGTGTAGGTAACATATTATTTCTCTTCAAACGTTTTGCTGTTGGTAAGTATTACATGATGTATAGACTTGCTAAAGATTCAATCGGCGCACAGATAGACGCTGATCCTAACCTGACCCCAGAACAAAAAGCGGAGATGAAACGTATTGCTAGAAAAGCATTGTTTAACTTCTTATTTACCACAGGCGTGGTAACTGGTGTAGGTGGTATGCCACTAATGGGCTTCTTTGGAATGCTGTATGACATGTTCCGTGAAGAAGAAGATGAGCAGTTTGAAGAAATGATGCGTAACAACTTAGGTGAATTTTATTACGGTGGCCTAGCTAACGAGCTTCTCGGTGTAGACATAGCAGATCGTATCTCTATGAACAGCTTACTATACAGAGAACCAATCGTAGGTAAAGATCAGCCGATGCTATACACAATGTTTGAGCAGCTAGGTGGACCAGTTGTAGGATATTATATGGGTTTTGAGAGAGCTGTAACTGACTTTAGTCGGGGAGAGTATCGCAGAGGTGTAGAAGGTGTAGCACCTGTGGCAATCCGAAATTTCATGAAAGCACAGCGTTACGCTAGTGAGGGTGCGTTGACTCGTAGAGGCGATCCGATTGTAGAAGATCTAAGCCCCTACAATCTAACTACTCAAGCTTTTGGCTTTGCACCGCAGCACTTGGGGTTAGCGATGGACATAAATCGTTTGTCTCGCAGACGGGATCAATCATTAAAAGATAAGAAAACAAATCTACTACGTAGACTAAACATGGCGCGTAGAGAAAGAGATACATCAGAGTACCAAAAAGTATTAAAAGAGATACGTGAGTACAATGCTGGATTACCTGAAGAGTCACGTAGAGACACGTCTAAGGTTATTAGTCCTGATTCTATAAAAGCTTCGGCGAGATCTTTCGAGACAACAACAGCAAACATGCGTAGGGGTATAACGTACACTCCAACCATGAGAGAGATAGCCGAACAGTTTAATTAAAAAAACCCCCACAAGATGTGGGGGCAAGATAACAATGGAGAACAACATCTGGAGGACGTTGTCAGGTATAGTATATCACATAGTTCTCCATACTCGTAAACCCAGTTTTTTATTTTCGACGCAAGTTTGCGTTTTAAACTTCCAATTTTTAAGTTTTTCTACTTCTTTTAACTGTAACTGTGCTTTTTCTACATCAAGGCATGGTATAAAAAAAGACCATCCCACGTCCATAGCTTCCCAATTTACAGTTATCAAAACTCCATCTGGATCTAGGTCTTCAATCTTTAACGCCATCTTCACCATCCAGTGTATACTTTATAGACCATGTTTTGACAGAAGGTGTCTTACCCATGTACGTGTCTGCGAATATGCGCTTTTGTTCGCTCTTTGCCTGGAACTTGTTCTTCAGCTTAGTTAACAACTCACTGTAATTTATCTGGTTTTTTACACACCAATCTTTCAACGGTGTAGGTAACAAGTACAATTTCTCGCTAGTCGTTTCATACCGTGCAACAATAAAACTTCTTGGGTCTTTCTCGGCAGGTGGCACTAGACTACTGATATTTGATAGGTCTCCATCGCTGCTTTCGGTATCGTTTATCCAAAGGATGTTATTCCATTTTTCAGCTATGTACCTACCCAACAGTTCATTTGTATCAGACTTCGCATCCCCCATACGTGCTTTCGCTAGTATTAACTGCTTAACTGACCAATCAAAAATATTGCTAGTGTTATACTTGGTAATGCCTAGTTTCTTCCTGAGTATTATTGCTGCGGTTAGCACTGCTGCCACCCCTGCCGACCAGAAACGGTGCTTAGATGTAAGCCCTGCTGCTTGGTCTAGCCGAACACGAACCGCATCTAGCATGGTACGTGTTTCTTCTTTGTTGTTCATAACCCACTGCACAAACTCAATACCTAGCCAACCGTAGTTTACTTTAACTTCTTCAAACAACTTATCTGTTATCTTTTTATCGTCTGTTGAAAGTTCCATATCTGACACGCTTATTTCAAGAAGACGTAGCAGTTCTGCTTCGGCATCGGCTTTGTAACCAGTGACAGCATCCCACATGCTTGAGTTAGCCGAACTTAAAGACAAAAGCTCCCACGGTTTACCACGTACCCTTTCTATATTGCCCGACTGTGCGAGACGGTTCTTTTGCCTACCGCCAGTCATTTGATATAGATACCCAGACGCGAACTCACCTGATATGCTTGTAAGCTCGTCCACCACGGGCGGTATATTCTTTAGTACCTCGCACCTGTTCATGAAAGAATTTAAGGTATCTTCTGACCCAATAGCGCGGTTCATTATCGCCCAAGGGTCTCCCCATGCAGCTAGTCCCATTGCTTGCGCTGTTGTTTTACCGATGCCAGACCCACCTGTTAAATGGATTGCTAAACTGTTCATACCTGTGAACGGCATAAGAACAGAGCCGAAACCTGCACATACGTTAAATTGGTGTAGAAGCCACCCCTCGTCAGGCTTATTGTAAAAGTCGATCATCTCTAAGTGTCGTTCTCTAGTGCCTTTCTCTCCAAAGGCATGGAACAAGCTAGATGTAGATGGCGATGCAGGATTATACTGCACCTTGTCGGGTCTAATTAGTTTGTCCCCAAGAACAAAACCTGTCATCTCATCATCGACCCAACCAAACTGCCTATGTGCCTCGTCTGCTTTAACTGTTTGTTGTAACTCACTTATCCATTTGTTCGTGTATGACATAAGTACGTTTGTCTCCTGTGATGATATTGCTGTAACGCCTTCTTTTGACATTGCTTTTCTAAATTCATTAGGTGCTGTCACTACAGTTAGTGGGACTGTAAACTCACGTACCCCATCCTGCGGTAAGTGCAACCTAAATACAACTAGCTCGCCTTGTTCCTGATCATACAAACGACGAGATACATAGAACGTATGCCTATAAATAACTTTATCGATCAACTCGTCATCTTCTTTAACACGAACATACACACCACCATTTTCCCCACCAAAATATGGTTTCGGCATTTCGGGTATAACGTATTCGCGTTTTATACTGCTTGGGCTATTAGCGGCTTTTTCAGAAACGATCTGAGGACCAGACGCTGCTTTGATACGCTGCCCTAATATTAGAGGTGTCTTTATCTGTTCCCAATGCGGACATCCCTCACACACATCTGGGTTTAACTCATTGAACCTAGCACAAAGGTATGGTCCTTTTATCTCGTCAAACTTTTTAAGAGTGAACTCTTCGTCATATTCGGTGTGCCGACTAGATATTGCAATCGCGGCTTTCTCGCCTTCTTTACAAAATTTTGTAATAGATAGTCCTGCTCTCCACAGCGGCTCTTCTACCTCATTCTGGTTTACAGCTATATTTCGTAATTGCTCACATCCATTGCCCATGGATGTTTTTTTCATAATTCGCCCAAAAGAAAACTCTTTATTTTCGTTTAAAGCTTCTTGTAATGCGTCTGGACCAAGATCCAATGTAGGTAGTTTGAGAGCTATCCCACCTAGCTTATCAACAAACACAGACAACTCTATAGGTGAAGTTAGATCTTTACCAAGAAGATCCACAGGTAGGGGTGGGTCTTTTTTATAGTTGTGTGTACTAGGTAATCTTAAAATACTAGCTGCATCTGTAGTGCGCGATGCGTCCGCAGGAAAGTCATGTTCCCTACAAAGCTGCCCTAGTTTAGAAGCGACAGGTTCCCACTCCTCTCGCGTTACAGCTTCTGTTAAAGGCCAATAAACGTGGATACCGTTGCCACTGTTTACGGTTATCGGTGCAGGTAGTCCCACATCTTTTTTAAATTGTTTGAGTGCTTGTAGAGCATCTGTTTGCGTTGGAAAGTCCTTACCCTCTCCACAATCTAAGTCTAACCAAAATGCTTTTATATTCTTTACGTTTGCTTTAGATCTACCACCCCACTGAGAGCCTTCTTCGTTGTAAGTGCTCGTGGCAAAGTAAACATTATGTGGAAACGTGTCTACCTCTGTAGCTTTAGCTACAAGCTCTTCTACTGTTTCAAACCAGTAGTGCTTTGGCACAGGCTTTTGTTGCCACAAATCTATAGTTATTAAGCATGAGTACCCCTCATCGCCCAATACACTCTTTAAAAAGTCTACTGTATTCACTGCTCTGCTCCAAAGTTAAGTGTCGTGGTGAGCAACGGAGGAGTATACTCACCACGACAAGACTATCGTTAGATGTTATTCGTCCTCGTCATCAAACAAATCACCCACGATAGTATCAAGGTCATCACCAGAAGAGGGAGCAGTAACCTCTTTCTTTTTAACGACCTTTTTCGGTGATGGTATCTCGTCTGCTTCAACAGGAGCAGTATCAACCACATCTTCAAACACAGATGAAGCGTCTTCTTCTTCCACAGAGAAACCCTCTTGTGGTTCAAACGGAGAGTATTGTCTCTTCTCAGCGACTGATAAAACTTGCACCGCTTTAATCCTTAACGACACTCCGTGCGAACTCATGCTATAAGGCACAAAAACCACACCAATATTTATGGTGCTACTGTGAGTAAGTTTGAACTCTGGCGGTAGCTTCTTATTCTTTGCGTCCACATGCAGAGGTGGTTCAGTAATCTTCCCTTTGTACTGGCCTTTTAGTTGCACCGATCCGATATACATACCCTCTTGGTCTTTCTCAAACACTTCAGTAGCTTTAGGCATGGCAGGCCAATCGGATTTAGCCTCTGCTTTGTAAGCCGCTGCCATAGCTTTATAAAGCTTTTCTGCTTGTGATTTAGACATACGAAAGTCCATTTCAAACTTTGCATTTTCCTCCGTTGGACCACAAGGCACGGTTTTACCCCTTGGTGGGATATTTCTGTCATACCTATAAGTCTGATCCAGACGAGGGTACATAGCTTCAACATTTTCAATTAGGTATATGGGTTTGGCTTCTGCCATTAGTCTTCTCCTTTGTTATATTCAAAACCATCTACTTCAGTAAATGGCGATTTATCCACGGTAGTTTTGTCTTGCGTCACCATGGTTTGTAGTGCAGCAGTGCTTGCCGCAAGGCTGTCTTTTTGCTTCAACGCTACTTCAAGTTCTTGTTCGTCAAGAGCACGAACAGCTTTAAAGAAAAGTTTCGGCATGTCTACACTATTGTCAAAATACATCTGTGTAACAACAGCAATAGACGGAGTCTTATGCTTCTGTAAATATTTAGCATAAGCTTGCACCCCCATGTTACCATTTTCGGGTCTTCCAAAAATAGAAGTCGCAGGAATACGTATTTGGTAAACAGTGTCCATCTGCTCCTCTAGTATAATCGCCAGACGTTGCGAAAACCTACAAGCACGGCCACCCCCTTCGCCTGATCCCCTAATGTTCTGTACACAGTCCATGCAGCGAGCTGCTTGTTTCTGTTCTAACGGTACATCAGGTGATGGTTTTTGCGTGTCTGACGACCAACAAGTAGGAGCAGATGGATTTTCTGAGTCATACATATCTTTATAATAAGTACGAGCCAGTTTTGCAGCGTTAACTATTACCATGTTCAATGAACCATCAACCACACCGACAGGATCACCATCTACAGACTTAGAAAAACGTCCGCCCCCGATAGTAATTTGGTTTGGTTTATGTTCAGCTACCGCTGCATGGATCATTAGTCCCTCCCTTTACTAATGATCTTCAGATGTTGAGGAGTTTTCTTCCCAAGAGTTTAACTCTTCACGGCGTGTCAACGCTTTTTCTATCGCTTCTACGTTGAAACGATACGTATCACCTGCCTTTATATAAGTTTCTCTTGGGATATGCCCCTCACGCAACCATTTTCTAGTTGTCGATACTGATATGCCAAAGTAGTCGGCAACTTTGCCTATTTCTACATATGTTTTTTCTGTCATTTCTTCCTCACTGATACTGTGTACTCCGAGTCCACGTTAAGACCTTTCGGTATAAGATCAGGGTTTTCTGCTAGGAACTGACGAACATTTGTTTGGTTCAAACGTTTCTCAAAAAGTTCGGGTACATCATGCTCTCGTATAAACTCGTACATGTTTTCCCAGTCGCTTGTCCAATAACGCTGTTTGATAGACCTAAAGAACGCCCCTTCGTTTGTACGCACCGATTCGACATTGTGCTCTTTACAATGCTCTAGCAATGCGCTCTTTATTTTAGCTACCTTTTCACTAAGCACGTTGTCTTCTTCTTTGAACTTAGTAGCAAGTTCGCTACGCTGATCACGTATCTTTATGTACGCTTTTACGAGCTTCTCTATTGAAACGCCCATTTATATCTCCATTGTTATTTATATTTAGTAGATAGTATCTAAACTTACCTTAGTCAAGTAGTTCTTTGTACAAATCTATAATTTTTGTATGTACATCAATTCTACTGTCCAACAATCTGTATATACGCTGTTCAGCGGCTGAACCATAAAGTTGGATAACAGTGCATTTGTGTTTCTGCCCAGAGCGATGGACACGTGCATTCGCCTGTGCATATGTTTCCAAAGACGATGTTGGACCCCACCACACAACAGTGTTCGCTGCTGTCAATGTCACCCCATGCGCTGCGGCTTGCGGTTGTATTATCAATACTTGAGGGTTAGGCGTAGTTTGGAACTTATCGAACAACTCTGTTCTCTTAGCCGCAGACACGTCTCCTCGTATGATACCACATGTTACCTGGTCCGCCGTTAGTCTGTTAACTAACAAGTCTATGGTGTGTCGGAAAGGAACGAACACTAATACTTTTTGACTGCTTTCGTCTATCGCTTCTTTCAAAACATTATAACGATTAGATATATCAAATTCTAATGTCTCACTGTCATCCGTATACACAGCGCCTGATGATATTTGCAGAAGTTTGTTAAGTACAATAGCTGCATTAACGGCGGTAATGCTTTCATCTTCTACCTGCATAACCATCTTTTTACGTAGCTCTTCGTAATATTTTACCTGCTGCTTGGTCATCTCTACCTTACGTTTGACATAAACCATATCTGGTAAATCAAGACACTCTTCTTTAGTAAATCTAATAGCAGGCTGTAGCACCTCATGTACTATTTGACTGGCGTTTTCTTTTGGCATCCACTTAAACTGTGTTACTTTCCACATGACCATATCCCTAAAAGAACCAAAAAACTTTGGGACGTTTAGTGGGTTAATCAGTTTTGCCAAGCCGTAGGCATCTAGCGGAGACTGTGCGGCAGGCGTACCTGTCATCATCCACAACCAAGTATCATCAGAGATTAGCTTTTTAAGTGTCTTCCATCTTTTGGTCTGTGCATTCTTGTAGTGCGTGGCTTCATCTACGATGATACAATCAAACCCACCATTTATTATGTCTTCTTTAACAATATCTACACCGTCATAATTTATAATTACAAACTCTGCACCACTATTAATTATATCTGCACGTTTCTTTCTACTACCGTAAGCCACATCTACAGAACGATGCATAGCAAAGGAAAACAAGTCTGCACGCCATGCGCTATCCATGATCGAGAGCGGGCAAACTACTAGAACACGCCTTATCTGCTTCTGAGTAATTAGATAGTCAGCCGCCCATATTGCTGATGCGGTTTTACCTGTGCCTTGTTCGTTGAAACAAAAAGCACGTTTGTTCATAGTTAAAAACTCTGCTGTTTTCTTCTGATGTTCGTAAGGTTTATATTGCCCTGCCCATTTGTAACGTTTGCTAATAGGTGAGGGTACGTTTATATTTAAACTTTTTAGTTTTAGGGCTTCAAACATACCCCACTTGACTACTACTTCATTCATCGACAACTCCTTGCTGTTCGGTATCACTGTTGTGACCCTTTTTGGGTTGCGCAAATTCAACAGGACTGCCTTATCCCGAATGATCTGCATGTTGTTCTCCAGTTTTTATTTTTTCTTTTTGGGTGGTTTACTCATAGCTCCACCTGCTGCACGATTTTTCTTACGGCTTTGTACTTTTACACCGTCTTTGTTTTTTCCACCTTTACTTAGTGGTTTTTTGTGGGCAATATCTTTGCCTTCTCGTTTATCTGCTTTGCCATTCTTATTCTTATCCGCTCCTTTCTTATCCATTTTACGCCGAGCACGTTGACGTTCCATGCGATCTTCATGCTCGCCTCTGGCTTTTTGTTGTTTGTATTCTTTCTTGTAAGGTCTTGGTTTGTTTTTATAAGGCATTAGTTTCTCCCATTGTGGGCGCATTCAAGCACTGGACAATGACGTTTGCACAACCCAGATGGGCGTGGATTCCATACATCCGACTCAAATGCTTTTTCCATCTTACCATAAATTCCTAACCATTTCTCCCAAAGATTTGATTCTGAGTCAATCTCGTATTCTTCTTTGACTAAACTGTTTGCAACTACAAACAAAAGCCCTGCCTTGATCTTTTTTATGTCGGGGTAATGTTTAAATACAGTCAGCGCCATTAGTTCTAACTGTCCTTTGTCAGCGTACCTAGCCGACTTGCCCGTTTTGTAATCTATGACATACGCAACACCTGCTAATACGTCTATGATTATCAAGTCAGCTATCCCGCGAAACCATACACGTTTGTCAAAAAACCCACATGGCTCTAGGTTAGCGGTCAGACCCATCTTTTTTTCGCATACTTTGATACCGCGCCTAGAGTTTAGATTGTCAAGCATGCTTTGGATAAAGCCAAATTTTTTTGGCACTGGCACATCGCTGCCTATGTAGTCTTCACAAACTTTATGAAGTTCCGTGCCGTAACGCATAGCCTCTGTCTCCTCGACAGGGTACTGCTTCAACACTTTCTCATGATAAAATTGTTTAGGGCACGTTTCAAATGCCTTTGCTTTGCTAAATGACCAAGGCGCTATACTCACTCGCAATCCCCATATGACTTAGCTACTCCGCTTTCGCAATCAACAGGTAAACCTGCCGCCCAATCGGGCGTCCAACGCATACATGTCTCTACAAATGCTTGTGCTTCGTCTACTTTGTTATCTTCTACACAGCATACAATACTGTCGTGTACGGTCAACACAACTTTGTACTTCTTAGCTATCTTTAGCATCTGCTCACCAATTATACAACGTGCTATAGCTTGACAAACATTCTCTATCACCTTCCCACCATAGATTTTGTTTCGGCCTCGCCGCACCTTGTATGTGTATTCATCACCGTCATAATTTAAATCTTCGTAAAACAATGGAAGTCCAGAGGGTAAGAGCAAAGCCTTGTTACTGGCATCAATACCGATCGCGCCTTTGCGCCCAAACGCCACGGCTCTACCGTTAGTCAACTGACTAACCATGTATTGCGCGTCGCGCCACAGCTTACTAATCTTAAAATTTGATTGGCGATAGATACTAATTATACGTCGAGCTTCATCGGGCGACACTTCATACCCAAACGTCTTTAGCTGTGTTGCAAACTTCTCTGCACCCATGCCATAACCTGCACCGAGTATGGTAGTCTTACCAACGAAACGCTGATCTTTAGTAACGTCCTCTTCTGGACAGCCGTATATACGACCTGCCATTTTGACATATACATCTTCGCCGTTAGTGAACTGACTAACAAGATCGTCTTGCTCTGATAGCCATGCAAGGACTCGCGCTTCGATCTGTGCGCTGTCAGCCTCGACTATTGTGTGACCTTCGGGTGCAACAATAGCCTTCTTTAATTTCTTCGCATTGACCCCACGACTTGGTAGATTTTGTAGGTTAATCTTGTCAGCCCCACCCCATCTACCTGTATGCGCCGCGTAGTATCTTACGGGTACAGGGAGCTTACCACGTTGAGCAATTCCTATAAACCTGTCTGTACGTGTCTCTTCTAATGTGGACTTGTTACCCAACCGTGCCGAAACCAAAGTTTGTACACGATCATCCTCATGCTCAAGTAACTCCTTAAACCCTTCGTCGGATTTAGCAAACGCATACGTATCCTTACCTGTCGTTGGACTTACCTTAATTGGTGGCTCGACATCAAACTCACGTAGCATGTCAGCAAACTTCTGATTTGACATCAGGTCTTTTTTGTCGGTGACGTTTGCATCTTCTAGTAGTTTTTCCTTGCGTGCCTTTGTATCCTCAAGGTGCTGCTGCAACAATCCAAGATCTAGTTCAAGTGTGGGTTCGATAAACATACGTAGAGACAAGTCTATCAGCTTTAACTCTTGTTGTGGAAACTTGACTCCCATGCTCTTGAACAACTTAAATGTCAGATCAACATCGTTCTTGGCATACTGTCCGTATCTTTTTATCTCTTCGTCGGTGAAATCGGCACGGTGTTTGCCCTTGGCATTCTGTACCTCAGTGCCCTTGATACCTACGCCGTACCTCTCGGCTACAGCTTTGAGTGATGCGCTTTTCTCTACGCCATGCAATGCACGTGACATATACATAGTGTCAAACCATATCCTTGGACTAACACCGTATCGCCACTTTAATATCGCTCCGTCAAACATCGTGTTGTGACAGAGTATACCACACTCAGAGAAGTCTATGTGTGATAACAGACGTTTGATTCTTCCAGGACTATCTAACCATATTGTAGAACCATTGTTCTTTTTGATAGCTAAACCAATAACCTCAAACTGTTCGTCACGCACATACTCCTCTGTTGTCAGCTTGGACAGTGAGTAATGTTGATCATAGTAAGTTTCAAAGTCTAGGGTGTAGATGTCCATTACTTGCTCGCGACTTCACCGCCACAAGCTAGATACCCACAAGCATCTACCCAGTTGTCCATGTGTGTGGGGTTAGAATGTATACGAGCAATCTTTAGTAGTGCCATCATTGCTGCAACATCTTCTGTTTTTATGAAGTCAACCAATCCAAGGTGTGCGTTCCAGTATATGGCGATACGCTGAAAGTTATCTTCCATATCGCCATGCTCTGCTGCACGATCTTTTGTAACGTACTTTTTAGCAGTATCTAAAATTTCATCTCGCTTCATCCAATCCCACTCGGATACAAGCTTCTCTAGATCCGTTTCTTCTCGCCAGTTTTCTGAACTGATCCGTGAGATAAGATTTTTTACAAAGTGTATATCAACGTCACACGCGTTTGCTACCTCGGCGTTTTCTGCTTTTCTGTTTTTCAGAAGATAATCCCATACCTTCTCTTCCTTCTTCGTCATGTTTGTCATGCTGCTCTCCTTGCTGCCATGGTGCTTTTGCTAACGACACCTTCATATTATTGTTTGCTAGTTTGCGCTTGTACCCTAACCATTCTTTCTCGACAGTTGTGAAACGCTTCATATTTTAACTCCGTTCGTTCTAAGTTTAGAGACGAACGACTTTAACTCTTCTCGCGCACGATACAAGTCTTGTTGTATATTTGGTCTGGCATCATACCTATATCGCTCTTCTTCCAACGTGTTTACCTGTTGTTTTAAAAAACGATATTCAAACTTTTGGGCAGGGCTTAGTGCTTCATCCCCCATCTGGTCTCACCTCTGGCTTAATGATTTCTCGAATGCCAGACGTAAACGGCGTCTTCTTGCAATACATCATAATCTCTTTACCATACGTGTCTG